AGAGAAGAAAAGAAAGTAATTAGATTAAACAACATGATAAAATTTTTAACAAATGGTGCAGGAACTAACAATTAACATACCACAATCATATGAGGATATTTCCTTAAAGAGATGGTTAGCATTACAAACTGAAATGGAAAACTATAAAGATGATGAAGAAGCAGTGACTGCTGTTATCTTTTATCACTTATGTGGATTAGACCCTAACCAATTAAAAGGTTTATCATTAGAGGATTACACAAATATTAAAAAAGATATAGAGGAGTTTATAGGTAAAACAGAATTACCCTTGCAGAAGTTTGTAACGATAGATGGTGTTGAGTATGGCTTTGAACCTAACTTGTCTCAAATGACTTATGGTGCATATGTGGATATTACAAAGTTTGACACATTTACTATTGATAAGAACTGGCAAAAGATAATGAATATATTATATAGACCTATTGAAAGAAAGAAAGGTGATATGTATTCTATTAAACCTTATGTGCCAAACGATGATGATGGTAAATGGTTAGAGGTTGGGATGCATGTTCACTTCGGTGCACTCTTTTTTTTTGTTCATTTGTCAACCGACTTGTTGAGTTCTATCCTGAAATCTACGATGGAGATGGAGTTACCTCACAATATCAGGCAAATTTTGGTAAGAAGTGGAGAGGTTATGCAGCCATTCACGAACTCGCCAATGGGGATATTACAAAATACAAAGAAATAATTAATACACCATTAGAAGAGTGTCTATTGTATCTGTGTTATAAATCAGATAAGAACATGATGGAAACGATGATGCACAGGGAAGCAATGAAAAGAAGTGGGTCATAACTATTTTTCCGTTAATTAGTGTTTTTATTAAAATGAAACTATGAGTGGTAAGTGGTCTAACAGTCGCAATGGTAATCTTCGTTATTCTGTCAATAGAGAGAATGCATCGGGAGTATACATTGGGCCAACTAGAGGATTAAGTTCACCAAAGAATAGCAGAAGAGGATGTCTATGTTTACATAGTGATACCTATGATGTTGCATGTTGTAAAGGTGCATTGATGCAGCAAGGTATTGGTAACATACAATTTGCTCCTGAAGCAGTTGTTCTTACAGGTCCATTCTCTTCAGGCTTTAGCTCTGGTTTTGAAATTACGATATAAATAAAATAAAGATATGGCGATATTAACTAAAAATGCATTATCAGCTTCTAATCAGGCATCCTTTCCAAACAATACAACGGGTGCGATAACACCACAAATATTAAGAGACTTCAACCAAGATGTAATTGATACATTGGTAGATAGTCTTAATACTGGTAGTTATGCTATTACAACAGGCAGTAATGACTTTACTCAACCAAACAATTTTACATCTATCTCTGCATCATCATTTGTTTCGGCAAGTGCATTCGTAGGAGATGGTAGCAAATTAACAAACATAACTGCATCGGTTGCAATTCCTATATCTGACGAAGGTATACTACAAGGATACGCAACTCAATTAAACTTTAGTGGTTCAAACATTAGTGCAAGTCTTCAAGCTGGTATCGCAACTATATCTGTTAACACAAACAATTTAGTAACGACATCTTCTTTCAATTCATATACTTCATCTAACGATAGTAAAGTAAATAGTTTGATTAGTGCAACTGCATCTTACGCAAATAGTGCATCAGTTGCAGCAGTAGATGCAGCACAACAATCACAAATTAATTCTCTAATTGCATCAACATCTTCTTTTGCATTAACTTCATTGAATGCATTTACTGCATCACAAGAAACAAAAGATGCTACATTAGGATTATATACTGCAAGTGTTGACCAAAAGTTTTCTAATATCGGAGGACAATCTGGTAGTTGGGATAACACATCTTTGAATTCATTTACAGCATCACAAAATACAAAGAATTCTACTCTTGCTTCTTATACTGGAAGTAATGATACGAAGTGGTCTAATTTAGGAAGTCAATCTGGAAGTTGGATTACAGAGAGTGAGACAGGTAGTTTTGCAATAAGAACTGGAACAAATAACTTTACAGGTAGTCAAAACTTTGGAGATAATATTAATTTAGTAGGTGCTACACAAATAATAGAAGGAACATCTACATTAAGAATAAAAGGACAATCTACAATATTATCTACAACGGCCGGTGACTTACAATTAAGTGCAAGTGCTGGATTAGGAAATAATGTAAGAGTAACAGGTGGTAACTTAATTGTAAATACGAATATTAGTGCATCACAAGTATCAGCATCATTTTATTATGGTGATGGTTCTAATTTAACAAACTTACCAGGTGCTGTTCCTTTGACATCATTGAACGCATTTACTGCATCTCAAGAAACAAAGAACACAACTCTTGCAAATGTAACTTCTTCATTAAACTCATTCACTGCTTCACAAGATACTAAAAACTCTACACTTGCAACATATACCGCAAGTGTTGATACAAAGTTCTCTACATTAGGAACTCAATCTGGAAGTTGGATTACTGAAAGTGAAACTGCATCATTTGCAAGAACGAATGTTGACAATAACTTTAGTGTTAATCAAACATTCACAAACATAACTGCGGTATCTGCATCATTCCAATATGTTCAAACAACTTATGAAACGGCTAGTGTAATTTATTCTAGTGGTTCAAATCAATTCGGAGATGAGTTAACTGATATACAAACATTAAGTGGCAGTGTAAAAATACAAGGTGGTTTAACTATTAACGGAGTAGATACAACAGGCTCTCTAAATAACTTAAACGCATTTACTGCATCACAAGATACAAAGAATACTACATTACAAAGTGTAACTTCTTCATTGAATAGTGCTACTGCAAGTTTATTTACTTCTACAAGTTTAAGTTTAACTACTGCATCATTTAACACAGGTACTAGAAACTTAACATTTACAAAAGGAGATACATCTACATTTAGTGTAAACATTCCTGATGTGAGTGGAAGCACTAGTGGATTTGCAACATTAGGAGCAAATACATTTACAGGTAGTCAAACAATATCATCAAGTCTTAATGTTTCGGGAAGTGCAAACTTCGTAGGTGGTGATGTAAATTTCACAGACCAAGGTAGAAATATAAACATAGATGTTGATAGAACAATAATCAAAGGACAAAAACCAACATTGATTTCACAATCATTAGATATACAAAATACATTTACTGCAAGTTTAGCAACTGGATTTACATATGTTGGTAACGCAAGTGGTAGAACTACATTAGTAGCAACATCATCATTTTTAGATGATATCCCATTAACTTCATTGAATGCATTTACTGCATCACAAGATACAAAGAATACTACATTAGGAAACTTAACAGGTAGTTACGCAACAACAGGCTCTAACTCATTTATCGGAAGTCAAAGTATTTCAGGTAGTTTAAGTTTAACAGGTAGTGCATTCGGTAATGTAGTATCAATGAGTGTAACCTCTAATACTGCATCTATGGATTTCAGTAAAGGTAACTACTTTGAATTGAGTGCAAGTGTATCTCCTATTAGAATTGAAGTAAGTAATTTGAAAGGTGGTGTAACATCTACATTAGCATTGAATGGTGTAACATCATCTACAATCAATTGGAGTTCAAATGTATTACAACCATCAGGAAGTGCATATACTGCATCTGTAAGTGGTTCAAATGATATCTTATCGTTTGTAGCATTTAATAGTGGTAAGGTGAATGTAGTATCAACATTAAAAATGATATAATGATATTTCAAAACTTTGGATTTAATAGATTAAAAGTAATAGGTGCAGCACCAGCACCAGCAGGCCCAACTTACCCTGACCAATCATTAGCAACTTGGACAGCAACAGAAAGTGCAGCTTGGTTAGCAGCCGGTGCAACTCAAACAACTGCAAATTTTGGATATTCTTCTACTTCAACAAGAATTGGAAGTTCGTATGCTGGAAGTGCAAAATGGTATGGTGCAGCTTTAGCATCTAATGGTAAGGTATATTGTCCACCATATGATAGTAGAACTGATTGGGCAATAATCAATACTTCTGCAGACACGGTTGCAGTAACAGGTAGTGTTAACAAATATAATTTTGGTGCAAGATATGATAAGATAACAAATCAAGTATTTGCAATGGGTGGTGGTGGAACAAAAATAAATTGTTCAACTGATGCAGCATCTAATATATCAGGCCCAAGTGTATATAATGGTGGTGCAGTTCAGGCATTTGATGGCAATATATTAGTTACTGCCCCATTATATGCGAATAATTTTATTTACACATATAATATATCAACAAACACATCAACCCAAAGAGGTGCAACAGGCGGTGATAGATATCCAATTGGAACATTAGCAGCTAATGGTAAAGTATTTTTCCCTGCAGGTGGCGGAACTCAATTTACTGAATATGACCCTGCAACCAATACTGTAACTAATTTTGGTTCATTTACTGGTGACCATGCAGGAAATATGGTTGCACATTACGATGGATACATTTATTGTTTTCCTAGATTTTCTAATTCTAATGTGATAAGATTAAATCCAGATACGAGAGCAACAACTAACATACATACATTATCAATTAGTCCACAAATTATTTCAACGGATGCTTGTATTGGATTAGATGGTAGAATATATGTGACAAGAGAGAATGGTGGTGTATATTGGTATGACCCATATTCAAATACATCAGGAAACATAACAATGGCAAGTGGTGATACATCATTTGCAGGTATTACAATGGGTGTTAATGGAGATTTATATGTAGCCGCGTGGAGTAGTGCATATTTTCATAAAATTGCATTAACAACAGGAACAGGAGCATCTGCAACACAAATTGTATCTCAATATAACTTTGGTGGTAGAATGGCATGGCAATAATAAAATTAAAAACTAAAAATAACGATTTTTTTAACAAAAGGTGTTTTTACCTTATATAAACAATTAAAATATGAACTCAAAAACAGTATTAAGTAAGATATTAGGACTTTTATCAAAAGAGGAAGTAGAAATGACTTACGCTAAATTAGCTGATGGAACAATTGTAGAGTCTGCAACATTTGATGTTGGTGAAGACTTGTTTGTAGTTTCAGAAGATGGAACAAAATCTCCAGCTCCAAATGGTTTCCACGATTTGATGTTGAAAGACACAGAAGGAAACGAAACTTTATTAAAAGTAAAATCTGAAGACGGTAAAATCGTTGAAAGAGAAAATGTTGAGATGGCTGATGTTGATGCCGATATGGTTAAGACTGAACCTATCCCTGCAGTAGGAAACGAAGACAAAGAGAATGTAATGCCTGACTTAAAAGGTCAAGTAGCATCTGGAACTCTAAAGATGGCTGAAGAAACTGATGAGGTAATGCCTTTACCAGAAGATACAGAAGCTGAAGACGAAGCAGGTGAAGATGAAGAAGTTGAAATCAATTTAGGTAAGAAAATGGAAGAAATGGCTTACAGAATTGAAGAAATGGAAAAGAAAATGATGAAGATGGAAGAAGCAATGATGCCACCATTATCATCAGAAGTAGCTCAAGAAGTAGATGGTATTAAAATGGCTGAAGTTGACGAAGAAGAGTTACCTAAATTAGATGGTGCTCCAATTGAAGATGCAAATACTATCACAAAGTTTGAAGCAAATAGAAAAAACTATGGTAAGAAATTACAAGACCCACAGTCTTCTTTCTTATCTAAACTTTATAATTAAAAATATTAAAAAACAAAAAAACGAATTAACATGAACAAAATTCAAAAATTCGCAACTCAACCAGAAATCAACAACTCTACCTACGCAGGTGAAGCAGCTTCTGGATATATCGCAGCAGCGTTATTGAGTGCAAACACATTGGATAAGAAGTTAGTAACGATAATGCCGAATGTAAAATTCAAAAGCGTTATCCAAAAGCTTGAATTATCTTCTTTAATCTCTGATGCATCTTGTGATTTCAATCCAACTGCAACAGCATCTATCTCTGAAAGAGTAATTACTCCTGATGAGTTCCAAGTTAACTTACAATTATGTAAGCAACAATTCGTAGACTCATGGAACGCCTTACAATTAGGTTTCTCTGCGTTTGACGAAATTCCAAAGAACTTCAACGATTTCCTTATCTCTTATGTAGGTGGTAATGTAGCTCAAGCTATTGAACAATCTATTTGGGCAGGTGTAGGTTCAACTAATGGTCAATTTGAAGGTTTCCAAGCTTTATTATCTGCTTCAGTAGCAGTAGGTGGAGCAACGGATGTATTACCTGCAAGATTAACTGGTGGTTCTTCTTCAATCATCTCTGGTAGTGTAACTTCAGCGAATGTAATCCAAAAATTACAATCAATGGTTGATACTATTCCTAACGCTGTTTATGGTAAGCAAGATTTAGTTATCTATGTTCCTACGAATGTAGCTAAAGCTTATCAATTAGCAACTGCTGGTTTAACTTCAACTGGAACTACATTGGCTAATGTTGGTGCTAATGGTTACCAAAATGGATTTGTAATCGGTGAAAAACCATACAACTTCAATGGTATTGATTTAGTATTATGTCCATGTATGACTGACTCTAAAATGGTAGCAGCACAAAAATCTAACTTATTCTTTGGAACTGGCTTAATGTCTGACCAAAATGAAGTTAAGGTAATTGATATGGCTAACATTGATGGTTCTCAAAATTACAGAATTATCATGAGATACACTGCTGGTGTTCAGTTCGGTATCGGTCAAGACATCGTTTACTACGGAGCTTACTAAAAAATAATTAATATGGGGTGATGAAATACTCACCCCACTATTTAACAAACAAAACTAAAAATTAATAATATGGCTTACACATCAGGACAATGCACAGTTTCAGCTGGTAGACAAGAAGTCTGCAAAGAGTCAGTAGGTGGTTTACAAGGTGTATACTTTATAAACTATTTCACAGGTTCAGCGACTGTCGGTGCAAACGACCAAGTAACTGCATTGGGAAACCCATCAGGTAGCTCAGTATATTATTATGAACTTAAAGGTAACTCTTCTTACACAGAGACTGTTAACTCATCAAGAGATAATGGAACTACATTCTTTCAACAAGAATTGACTTTGAATTTGAAGAAATTAACTAACGAAATGACTACTCAATTAAAGTTGATGGCATACGGTAGACCAAAGATAGTAATTTGGACATTAAATGGTGAAGCATTATTAGTGGGTAACAAAGAAGGAGCAGATGTAACTGCAGGAACTATTCAAACAGGTGGAGCATTAGGTGACCTTTTCGGTTACTCAATCACTCTTACAGGTTTAGAGAAAGAACCGGCTTACTTCTTATCTGGAAGCACAGTAAATAACGCATTCGCTGGTTTAACAACACAACCAACTATCGTTTATGGTTCATAAATAATATTATGACTTAAAATATTAGACCCTACTCAAACGAGTGGGGTTTTTTTATTGTCATAACTATTTTTAGATAAAGTGGTGTTTTTATTATATAAATTATAGATAATGCAGAGTTATTATATCTCACAAAGCAACTCATACACCTTTAGAACCGAGCCAACAGCATCTACATTGAATGAATTTACAATGTCTTTGACTGATATGACTACATTGCAAACATTCACTGCCTCAATGACAGATATAACTTATGAAGGATACGAAAGTTATATAGGATTTACTGCAAGTATAAGTGGTGCAATTGTTGCATCAGAATATCGTGCAGTATTATATAA